TTGTATAAAAAATATGCAGAGCTTCGGGATAAGAGAAATTTGACCGATTATAGAGTAGCGGCCGAAACAGGGATTTCAACGGCAACGCTTTCTAACTGGAAGAATGGGAATTATGTTCCAAAGTTCGATAAGCTTCTGCTTTTGGCGAAGTATTTTGATGTGCCGGTAGAGTATTTTGCGGAAGAAGAAAAGGGGTGAGAGAGGTGGTAATATCCGTAGGAAAAAACATACGATGTCAAATAGCAAAAAATCTGCTGTCCGCGCATGGGCAGATAGCAGATTCTGGAAATGTTAATGCTTTGATCGTACTAACAAAGTTTATTTTAAAACTTTCCAAGCAGTTCGATGATGAATTCTTTGAATTGCGGCCAAAAGAACAGGCTTGCAGCTCCGAAAGTCCACCAAATAAAGGTCAATAAGACATTGCATGCTTTAAACAAAGTTTTTTCTTGGTTGAAGCCAAGATATGTGAGCAAGTGTCTAGGGACAAAAATAATGGAATTTATCCAGTAAACGGGACTGAATGTTTCAAAAATACGTTGGCGGTAGATTCCTTCAGCTTCATAAAACATTCGGATGGCACCGTTGTATATGTCTGGGTTTATGTTTGGAAAATTAGTGAAAACATCAGCATTAAAAGTTGCAATCCGGCCATAGTCAATGCGCTGAGCTGTTGGAACTAAAAGATTTTTTATTCCGGCTTTTTTGAAAAGAGAGATAATTTCGTTTTTATAAGTTGGAAATTTAGGTGATTCACCAGCAAGCCAGCTTAAGTGCATTTTGCTTAAGTGCTTTATGCGGAAAAAATAGTAAATGTTAATTATGACCTTATAAATTAAGACAACAATAAAAAGAATAATTAGGTTGTTACCAAATTTGGCCATGTAGTTCTCCTTTCTTTTGTACTCGGCTCTGGCGGGAGCCTGTAAGTACAGTATAAGACGGAAACAAATTAAAAGCAATGTAGGAGGTGTTTACATGGAAAAACGATATCTTTCACCAGAAGATGCAGCTCCGTTCCTGGGGCTGTCGGCAGCGGCCGTAAGAAAGTACATGCGTAATGGAAGCCTGGACTTGGGAATGGTATTAAGTCCTCGAAAGACGGGGACTAAGACCTGGCGGTACAAGATCTATCCGGAGAAGTTAAAACAGATTACCGGATCCAGTGTACCAGGATATGAATAAAGGTCAGGAAAGGAGAGAAAAACAATGGCAAAGATCAAGAACTATGACGGTCAGACCGGCATGGAGCTGTCCTATGTGGCAGTGCAGGCAACCAGGCCTAAGAAGAAAGCTGTGGACTGGGTAGGCATCACGGAGACATTTATAGCCGGTGGCATGTGGGTGATAGTATTCATGATGCTTGGGGCTGCGCTTGCGGCCCAGGTGCTGTGATGGCTGTGTGGAAAGACCAGTGCGGTACCTGCATCGGGAAGAACCGGTGTATGGAGATAAGCCGCTTACAGGCATGCAGAGGCTACATAAAAAAGGACCCAGGCAGCGGCAACTGCGGAAGGTCCGGTAACAAAAAAATTGTACACCCTCATTATACGGAGGGAGAAGGAGAAATGCAAGATGAGACTTTATGAATTAACAGAACAGTTTCTTGCGCTGCAGGAACTGGCGTATGATCCGGAAGTGGATGAGCAGACTTTTCAGGATACAATGGAAGGCCTTTGGGGCGAGATCGAAGATAAGGCGGATGGTTACGCCAAGATCATCATGGGAATGAAGGCAGATATTGAAGCTTTAAGGACAGAGGAAAGCCGCCTGGCTGCCAGACGGAAGGCACTGGAGAACCGCCAGCAGGCATTGAAGAACAACCTGGAAGCCAACATGCGTGAAATGGGGAAGACAAAGTTTAAGACAGCACTGTTCAGTTTCAATATCCAGAAAAACGGCGGCCTGCAGCCGCTGGTCATTGACGGACTTCTGGAGGACATACCGGGAAGGTTCCTGATCCCGCAGCCACCGGTTCCTAATAACGAGGCGATCAGGGCGCTGTTAGAGAATAAAGCCGTTGAGTGGGCACACCTGGAGCCACGCGGGGAAAGCCTGAGGATACGCTGATGACATCTGATGGAAAGATCGTACCGTACCGCATGTCCATGTTAATGGAGATCGCAGCCAAGGTAGCGAAGACAATGGTGACCGGAGCGGTGAGCCTGAGCTATGAAGAAATGGAGATCGTGCTGGACTATATCCACCTTAACATTGAGGACAGCAAGCGCAGGAATGAAGCAAGAGAAAAGGAGAACAGAGATGTTTCTGAAGATAAGTGAGTTTAAGAAAGCCATGAAGTCAGCCCTGAAGACTTCCGGAGGGCTGGTCATCGGGAATGTAAAAGGGCATTTCCTGGTACATGCAAGTCTTTGGGGCGTGTGGGTGGAAAGTATTTATGCCACCAGTAAGTTTAAGGCAGCCATTGTGGAACTGATCGGTGACATGCCGGAAGAGGAGACCTGCTACCGGTACCGCCTGGAAGAGAAAACACTCAAGATGGAGTACCAGGTAAGCTATGAGGATCCTTATGATAAGTGGAAGGAAGCAAAAGACTTTGCATGCGAAATCCCTCTGGTATTTTACAGCTCACCTCATGAACTGGCTGTTTACCAGATAAACAGTGACCGGTCTTATGTGACCGTGCTGCAGTCCTATGCAGCAGGGATGATGTCACCGGCAGAGCTTGAAGCGGGTATGGAACGTATGCCCGGAAGACCCAGTGTTTCCCCGGCCGGTTCCACGCTTTACTTTAAGAGCGACACGATGATCTATTGGACCAGTATCATAAAAGTCTCTAAAAAGGCGGAAGATACCATATTCCGGTACTTAAGAGGGCTGGATTTCTTTGAGGAGGGATGGCTTCCAAAGGAAGAGGAGCAGGAAACAGGAGAGGATGATACGGCAGGGGTGCTGCCATATTAAGGAGGATATTATGGGATTACCAGTACTGATCTATGGAAAATCCGGCAGCGGGAAGAGCCGCAGCCTTAAGTTTTTTGATGAGGATGAGATCGTGCTCCTGAACACGGAGCGGAAAGAGCTGCCGTTTAAGAAGCGTTTTAAGAAGACCGGATGCAGTGATGATATTAACCGGATCATCACAACGATCAACCAGAACCCGGAAAAGACCTATGTGATCGATGATGCCGGATATATCATGACCCATCTCTTTATGTCACAGCACCGAAATAAAAAGGGGAATGCGTCTTTTGAGATGTACGACGACATAGCGGATGCCATGTATGGCCTGGTGAAGCGGATCAAGACGGATGTGACAGTTCCGGACAAGATCGTTTACATCATGTTCCACGAGGATACGGACGATTTTGGTATCTCACGTCTCAGGACCATTGGAAAGCAGCTGGACCGGAAGGTGTGCCTGGAAGGCATGGTTACGATCTGCATCCGGTGCATGAGTGAGAACGGGAACCATTTCTTCCGGACTGTTACGGACGGATCCGACATCACAAAGACACCGGAAGAGATGTTTCCGGAACCAGAGATCGAAAACAACCTGAAATCAGTAGATGATACCATCCGGGATTTTTATGGATGGGAAAAGCATAAGACCAAGGAGGATAAGAAGTCATGATAAAGAAACCGGCAGGATATGATGAGGCAGCAGCGTATACAGGGGAGTCCCAGCAGCTGCCAAAAGGAAAGTATGTATGTGTGATCAAGCGGGTGGCGACCCAGACATCCAGGAATGGGAAAGAGCAGTTTGTGATCCTGTTTGATGTGGCAGAGGGGGAGCAGAAAGACTTTTACCAGAAGCTTTATAATGCGGACAAGGCCCAGAACAGCGCTAACGCAAAATGGCGCGGTGTGTTCAAGCAGAACATGGAAGGCAAAGGCCTTTCCTGGTTCAAGGGGATCATCACTTCCATCGAGCGTTCCAATAACTTTACCTTCCAGTGGGATAAGGAAAACAATGAGAAAACACTGGCTGGAAAGAAATTTGGAGGGATCTTCCGCCGCAGGCAGTATGAGGCAGAGAACGGGAACTGTCCTATCGTTACGGAGCTTTTTCAGATCCGCAGCGTGGCAGGACTGGCAGAGGCAGAGGTGCCGGAAGATGAACTGCTTCCGGAAGGCCCGGTCCAGAAGCCGGCAGAAACACCGTCCCCTGTAGGTGATGGCTTTATGAATATCCCGGAGGGCGCAGGCGATGAAGGAATCCCGTTCATGTGATCCGGAGCTTTACAGCAGGGTGAAAGATGCAGTGAGTATGCAGCAGGCCGTGGAATACTGCGGCCTGCATGTTTCAAACGGAAAATGCCTCTGCCCGTTCCATAAGGACACCCACCCTTCCATGAAGATCTATCCCAATGGGAAAGGATATTACTGTTTTGTCTGCGGTTCCGGCGGTGACCAGATCAGATTTGTGGCGGAATATTATGGAATCAGCAACTATGAGGCAGCGAAGCAGCTGGCACAGGCTTATGGGGTGCCGGTGAAAGAGCCGGTGACCTACAGGGAAAAGCGGGAAGCAGACAAGAGAAGGCGTTATAAGCGTGAATTAGGGCAGTTTGTGCAGGAGGCGGTAAAATGGCTGACCGTATACAGAGGGCTGCTCTGTGAGGCTGTCAGGGAGCGCAACGAGCATTTCTGGGAAGGTCTTGGCAACCTGACCTATGTGGAATATCTGCTGGGGTGTCTTAAGGACTGCCCGGAAGAAGTGTATGCCGATAAGAAGGTGGTGAAAGAGATTGGAAAAGTCGAAGGACGAGTTATTAGCTGGTATATCTGAGCTGTCTGGCCTGGATCCGTTCCCGGATGAGATATTTTACCAGATCTTTGAGATCGAGGACAACGTGGAACGGACCCAGTACGTGGAAGCGCTGCGGAAAGAAGCGGGAAAGCTGAAGCGCAGGCCGGAGTTTAACAACCTGTACCGCGCGTTCGTCCTGGATTATTCCCAGAGACAGAAGCAGACAGGGAAAGTGACACGGTTCACGGACCAGCCCATAGAGCTGAACTGCGGGGAATGGGAAGCAACGGATATGGGGGTCAAGACCGTCCGTTATGACAAGAATGCCATGCCGGTCGCTTATTATGCCTGCAGCCACCCGATCCTCCCGGTGGAGATCTTAAAAAATGTGGATACTGCCCAGGAGCGTATCTCCCTGGCTTATTTTAAGTCAGCCACCTGGCAGAAGATCACGGTGGACAGGGCCGTGTGTGCCAATGCAAATAAGATCGTGGATGCGCTCAGCCAGTTCGGCATTGAGGTGACCAGTGATAACGCAAAGAGCCTGGTGCGCTACATCTCAGACTGTGTGGGGCTGAACCCGGCTACCCTGGAACCGAAAAAATCCATCAACCGCCTTGGCTGGGTAGGCAGCAGCTTCACGCCCTATGCCCAGGATATCCGGTATGAGGGAGACATGGATTATGAGGTGATCTTCCGGAATGTGGCACAGAAGGGCGATTTCGGGGCCTGGAAGGCGCTTTGTAAGGATCTGCGTAAAAATATACCCCTGCGCATGATGATGGCTGCCAGCTTTGCTTCCGTGCTCCTGGAGCCGCTCAGGGTGCTGCCGTTTGTGCTGCACCTGTGGGGAACGACCGGAACCGGAAAGACAGTAGCGCTCATGGTGGCAATGTCCATCTGGGGGAATCCCAAGATGGGGGGCCTGGTAAAGACCATGAACATGACAAAGAACGCTATTATGCGCAATGCTGCATTTTTATGCAGTATCCCTTTTGCCGGGGATGAGCTGCAGACCATCAAGGATAAATGGCAGGGGAATTTTGACCAGCTGATCTACCAGATCACGGAAGGCGTGGACCGCGGCCGTGCCAGGGCTTACGGCGGAGTGGAAGATACCAAGACCTGGAAGAACAGCTTTATCTTTACAGGTGAGGAACCGATCACAAAGGTAAACTCCGGTGGTGGTTCCAAGAACCGTGTCATTGAGATCGCTATTGACGGGCCTCTGATCGAAGACGGCCATTATGTCAGCAGTGTGGTCCAGGAGCATTATGGATATGCCGGACGGAAGTTTGTGGAGTACATACAGGAAACAGACCTGAACAGGATCACGGAACGGTACAGGGAGATCTTTGAGCAGCTATGTAAGCTGGACACAACGGATAAACAGGCCATGGCGATGTCCTGTATGCTGCTGGCGGATGAGATCGCAGTGAAGCTCTTCTTTCCGGAAGAACAGGCTTTGCAGATCGGCCAGGTAAAGCAGTACCTGCAGAGCAATTACGACGTGGATGTGGCAGAGCGTGCCTACCAGCAGGTGCTTAACTGGGCGGCCAAAAATCCGGTGCGTTTTGAGGATCCCAAGGCTGATAATTCACCCAACAAAGGGGAAGTCTGGGGCAAGATAGATGAGGACAAGCTGATCGTAAACAGAGACGTGCTCCTGGCGTTCCTTGACCAGAATGGGTTTGATTATACAGCGGTAAGTAAGAAATGGTCAGAGAAAGGGTATCTGGTGCGTAATTCCCAGGGGAAGATGGTACATCAGACAAAAGTATATGGGATCAAATCCAGCTATATCAAGTTCAGGCTTCCGCAGGATGATGATTCAACGGATGCAGAAGGATTTATGGTAGTTGATGGGAATGAACAGGAGTCATTGCCCTTTGATTAAGGGTCTTACCCGTGAAAAAAAGGTAAGACTTTGGTAAGACCCCTAAACCCCGCATAAACATTGGCTTTTTTATATAGGGTCTTACCTGTCTTACCGGTCTTACCTGTTTTTAATATACGTAACGTAGGAAAAAGTTATTGTAGAAAAATTAACGTTAAATATATCACAATGTTAAATTTTCTCTAAAAATGTTGGTATATATAACCGGATTTTAGGTAAGACAGTAAGACCCTAAGTAAAACAAGGGTTTGCGGGCGTTTTTCAGGTAAGATTCAGGAAAGACATTTCTGCAAAATGGTAAGACCATGGCAGGAAAGGAGATAGAAACAGATGAAAATGAGCAATAAATCAGCCGGGACACAGTTTGAAAGAGAATTTGCTTCCCGGCTGGCAGCGGAAGGCTTCTGGGTTCACCGCTTCCAGGATAACAAGAACGGACAGCCCTGTGATGTGATCGCTGCAAGGAATGGGGAAGCGTATCTGTTTGACTGCAAGGACTGCAAAACAGATATGTTCAGCCTGAGAAGGGTGGAAGAAAACCAGTTCAATGCAATGAGGCTGTTTGATACAACAGGGAACCGGCGCGGGATGTTCGCGATCCGGTATCCGGACCAGGTGATCTATCTGGTGGATTATGAGATTGCCAAGATCATTCGGGATAACGGGAAGAGCAGTATCCCAAGGCATCGGATCAGCGTGTACGGAAGGACACTGGAAGACTGGCTGAGTGATCTTGGAATAGTGGGGGATAAAAAGAACAATGGTTGTAGAGATTGGGTCTGAGATACGGATCAGGGACACTTCCAAGGAACTGTATGACTGGGCGCAGGAAGAACTGATCATCCCTAACCCGCAGTACCGGGAAAGGGAACGCAGGGGACTCTGGGTAGGCAATACACCAAAGTACCTCTGGCTCTACCAGGTGGATGGTTCAGACCTGATCGTTCCTACCGGGGTGGGAAAGCAGGTCCGGCAGTTCCTTTCGAACAAGGATCAGATAAGCGTTCATCTGGCCGATAATGGGATCTTAGATTATAAAGGCACCATTCCCCTGTATGACTATCAGAAGGAGGCAGTGGAAGCTATGCGGCATGCCAGCTGCGGGATCCTGCAGAGTCCCTGCGGGTCAGGAAAGACACAGATGGGCATTGCCCTGGCTGCGATGCTTGGACGCAAGGTATTGTGGGTCACCCATACGCAGGATCTGCTTATCCAGTCAAAGACCAGGGCAGAGCAGTATTTTTCTCCTGAGACACTGGGAACGATCACGGCAGGGAAAGCCCAGGTCGGCAGCCATATGACATTTGCCACCGTCCAGACCCTTTGCAAGATCGATCTGGAACAGTTCCGGTATACATGGGATGTGGTGATCGTGGATGAGTGTCACCGGCTGGCCGGTTCACCAACGCAGGTGACGATGTTTTACAAGGTGATGAACAGCCTGGCTGCAAGGCATAAATATGGCCTGTCAGCTACCGTGCATCGTTCAGATGGGATGATCAAAAGCACGTTTGCTGTACTGGGGCCGGTGATCTATAAGGTACCGGATGAAGCAGTAGCAGATAAGACCATGCAGGTGCGGATCCTGCAGAGGAATACAGATATAACCGTCAGCCGCAGCTGTCTGGATACAGATGGGACCCTGGATTATAACGGACTGCTTTCTTACCTGGGAGAAAACAGGGAGAGAAATGAGATGATCGTTAAGGATCTGGTAAGCCAGAAGGGTCATTCCTGTCTGATCCTGGCAAGCAGGCTGGAGCAGCTGAGAAATATCAGGGATCTGTTGCCGGATGAGCTGAGAGGTACTTCCGCCATGATCGATGGCAGCATGACAAGCAAAAAAGGAAAGGCAGAGAGGGAAGCTGCGATCGAAGATATGAGGACCGGAAGAAAGAAGATCCTGTTTGCATCCTTTGGCCTGGCAAAAGAAGGGCTGGACATCCCAAGGCTTGACCGGCTGTTCCTGGTATCCCCACAGAAAGATTATGCGGTAGTCACACAGTCCATTGGACGGATCGCCAGAAAGGCAGAAGGGAAGAATGATGCCGTGTGTTATGACTACGTGGATGACATTCAGTTTTGCGAGAACCAGTTTAAGCGGCGCAAGACCCATTACAGGAAGGCGGGGTGCATCTTATGACAAGGAATGAAGAACAGGCAGTGCTTGCGAAAGGTGTGTGGTGTGACTCCTATAACTTTTATTTGAAGTATCATGGCCGCCCTGCTGATCCGGGCTTCTGGGAAGAGGCCACGGCAGACTTCGGGAAGATCATGAAGAAATATGGAGGTGCTACGGTGTGCGGCAGATTGATGCTGGCAGCGTTCAGCCTTTTGGAGGAGGAAACCAGATGAATGACCCAAAGAAGATGTCCGTCCCGGTCTGCTGCATCTGCCAGAATGTAATCAATGGAGATGCAGAGTGGATCAGGACAAAGAGAGGGACGGTGTTGTACATGCATAGAGAGTGCGTGAGGAAGGGGAAGCGTTAATGAAAGAGCCGCTTACTCAAAAAGAATTACAAGAAATGGCTGGAAAACCTGTATATTGCCCGGAACTTGAAGTGTATGGGATCGTTAAATACGAGACTAAAGGGCGGTGGGCAGGGAGGCCGTTTCTGGTAGGAGTATGGCATCAGTATGGTGCTGCAGTGAATTTTGAATACAACATTTTGGAACGTGGACTAAAATGTTATGAAATTGATTGAAAAGCTGAAAGAGATACAGAAAAAGGAAAGTTAATGGATAAGATTGTAAAAACATTATATGCATGGATAATGCTTGCTTTAATTTGGATGGGACTAGAATTGTTACTATATGGCGAGGTTCAGAATAGAACGGTGGACGATATTGTGTGGTTTCTGTTTTTACCGTTCATTTATATGGCAGTAAATTAAGGCTGAGGTGAATTATGGAGTGCCCATATAGAGATGATATAAAAGATTGTGATAGAGATACTTGCGAAGGGTGCTATATCTATGAAGAGTTTTTAGATGATCTGGATGATTTATATTAAGATTTTGGAGGTGAAAACACATGGGTAGTTCGCATTGTCCATATTGCAAGATTAAAGAAGAAGCAAAAATAAAAACAGTGTATGAGGCGTTGAAGCCGATTGACGGCATGTGTCCTGATTGCGGTGCATGGATAGATGAGGGACAGCATTCAATACAGGTTAATGGATATGCAGATATCTATAATGGAGCCATTGCACTGATTGATGACGTTGTAGCAATGGTTAATCGTATATTATACGACTGCGACATAGATCTGAAAGATTATTATGGCGAAGAAGCTGAAGTTCAATTCACTACATCAGAAATAGTTGAAAGACTATTTCTTCCATATTCTGGAGGGACAAGCCTAAGAAACTTTGCAAATAATGCTTTAGGCGTTAGAGGATCAGAGTATTCTTGGCTTATCTCAAAGGATGGGGACAAATGTGAAGACTAAAAAATTGAGATACGGAGGAAAGTAAAATGGGATTAGTTGATGCGTTTGGTGCTGAAGATCGGGTACAGGTGAAGTTTTCAGATTTTTATAAACTGATGAAATAGGCCGCACAGTATGAAATAGCTATGAATGCGATAGGATGCGATGTGCCACACAGATACATCAGAGAGATGATGACAGGCAAGAGCGAAGCGGCAGAGGTTCAGAGAATAGAAGAAGATACTCAGAATAAGCAGGTAGCAAAGCTTTTAAAGGAAAAGTAATGTGGAAAAAGATAAACCCCAACGTGGAATACGTGATAGCTGCCATGCGTAAGAAGGGAGAGGACATAAAGAATGGGATTAGTAAAGTCAGAGGCCCAGAGAAAGGCAAACCAGCTGCAAAGGAAAAGTGCCATAGCTGCATCAGACCATGCGATCATTAACGGACCGAAGCCTACAACCTGGTCAGCTAGGATGCCAGCCTATGCGGGGACAAGCCTCTGCGTGGATCCGGAGCTAAGGAGGGTACCAGATGAGTAAGAGAAAGACACCGGCGCAGGCTCTGGAAGAGTTTCTAAGCTACTATGATGAGAGCATTTTAGAATACAGGTATGCTTGCGATAAGGTCGTTGAAGAGGACAAGCGTCTCCAGGACTTTCTTCATGAAATGGAATTTGCCAAGGACCGGAAAGAAAGGAACCGGATTGCAACAAGCCTTCAACAGAGCAGAAGAACCAGACGGATAAATAAAGATATGGCAAAGATGAACGAGAAGCTGGTGAAGTTTTTCGAGGATCAGAAGAACAGGGATACCTTAAATCGGTTACGGCAACTTCTAGGTCAGCAGAGGAAGGAAGAGGAATATCTTCTGGGAGAACGTACATACAAACCAAGAGCAGGAATGAGGTGATACCGTTGGCGAAGATAAAGATAACCAGGAAGCTTCTGAGCAGTTACCGAAAGCTTAAGAGGGAGATCGTAGTCCTGGAATTGGAACTGGTAGAAATGATGGAAGGGGATAACGGGATCGGCGTCAGTGTTGTTATGGACTACCGGAAAGGTTATCCGCAACCAAAAGCGGTTCCAGGTTTTGACTGGAAGCTGCATGATCGCCGGGAGAAGATCCTGGATAACAAGAAAGCTCGGTGTAAAGCTGTGGAGGACTGGATAAGATCTATTGAAGACGGTCAGGCACGGTATGTGTTCCGGATGTTCTACATAGAGGGAATGACGTGGGATAGGATTGCAGCAAAGATAGGATACAGTAATAGTCCAGACTATCCGAGGCTGATGATCAGGGATAAATATTTAAAAGAGCATAATATTTTGTAAAAAGTTCGTTTTATTCGGTTGCTTCGGAATACAATAAAGTGGAAGCCAAAGGCATACAGCCGGCGGCTTACGTCGAACCCCACCAGGCAGCAGGCGAAAGCTTGTTGCCTTCCCCTTGGAACGTAGCTCAGTAGGGAGAGCAATGGCTTGTGTCCTAAGCGAAGGTTCGAGCCCTTCCGTTCCGATGATTTTTGTTGCTATTTTTGTACTTCCCCTTTTTTCTTGGAAGCCTCTGTTAGATGCAGGGGCTTCCTTTTTGTAAAAGAAAATGCTATAATAAAAAAACACTAAAGATGGGGGAGGTTTGTATATGGAGGCAAAAGTTTCAACTTTTATTTATTGTCTCGGGACAACTAATTTAGAAGGTAAGGATGCTCCAATTAATGCAATGGGAGTATTGCCAGTATTGACACCAGAGTTTATACCAAGCATGTTTTCTTTTTCAATTGTATTAGGAATGCGTGGAATTGATGATACAAGCAACCATTTGCTTGATATTATATTTAAAGACTGTGAGGGAAATGTACTTGTAGAAGCTCGAGAAATACAAATAACATCGGAGCAATTACAGGCTAAGGGTAGTCAATTACCTGAAGAATATAGAGGACTAATGATCGGAATGGATTTGAGAAATGTGGTCATTAAGAAAGAGGGGGTTTATTCTACAGAAGTATCCCTTGATGGAAAAAAGTTAGGAGTTTTTGATATATATGCAAAATCCAAACAACGTGAAGAGTAGTATAGAATTAAAAAGTAATTCTGATGTGGAAGCGCTTTCGAAAAGTATGATCATAAAAACCATTGTTACTGTGAATGCAATTGTTTTATGTGCTTCTCCTCTAAAGCTAAGTAATTCTATTGATCTGTTGAATAAAAAGATGGCAATAGAATCAAGAAGCAATATAAATATGTATCCTACCAAGCATATACGCTGTGAAAATGGTAAAGTTATTCCAGAAACAGAAAAGTTTGAAGATGGGAATACTTCTGTAACAATAGGCATAAGTAATACAGAACCAACGGTCAATATCAAATTTCAACAAATCATTAATGATTTGAAAGAGGAGAATGCGATGTTGAAAAACAGATTGAAAAATAGTTTGCCTGTTCATGCTATATGTTATATGGTGTTAAATGGTATTGTATTTGCAGTTGCAGTGACGCTTCTTGCTATTCGATTTTTATTGAATGTGTATATCATTGATCCATACTATTTGATTTGCGCTATGATTATTTCTAGTGGATTGTTTTTTACGGCATTTGTTTCATTGAAAGATTGGAAGGATAATTTACTTAGATGAATAAAGATTGGGAATTTATAAAATCATGGGGCAAGTTAATAAAGCTTGAAACGATGACAATAGCGGGACGAGTTAATTTGTTTTTTATAATAGCATTAACTTTTTTTATTGCATTGTACACAACGAATGATATGCTTTGTTATTTAATATCAGCAGTAAGAGATGCTATAAAAACGATAGCATTACGGCAAGATATTTCAGATCCATATCAGACAATAAGTGTATTTAAAATAGTAATACCAATAATGATTTTGATCGTTATGTGCATGTTTTATTTGTATTTGAATGACAATAAAAAGAATAAAATAGATGAATAAAAAGTTATAGAAAAGGAGCCACCCAGCGTGGCTCCTTTTCTTATACTCAAAACCGGCGAAAGCGAGGTGAGCCCAAATGACAGAAAAACAGAAGATTTTTGCAGATGAATATCTCGTTGACCTGAATGCCACGCGGGCTTACAAGGTCGCTTATCCAAGAGTGAAGAATGATGAAGTCGCAGCAGCTGCAGCCACCAGATTGTTAAGAAATGTTAAGGTTGCGGCTTATATCTCAGAACGCATGCAGGAGCGCCAGAAACGGACGGAGGTTACACAGGACCGCGTGATTGAAGAACTGGCTGCGATCGCCTTTGCCAAGGCTACAGACTTTGTACAGATCTCTCATGGAAACGTAATCCTGACGGACACCAGTAAGCTGTCGGAGAATCAGATCAAGGCTATTGCCGGGATCAAAGAAGGAAAGAACGGTATAGAACTCAAACTGAATGATAAAGAAAAGGCTCTGGAGCTTCTGGGACGGCATCTTGGCATGTTTAAGGATAAGCTGGAAGTTACAGGATTGGAAGCAGAGCAGACTAAGCTGGATGACCTGATCCGGCAGATGCGTGGTGGTGGATAGTGAGATATTATTTTCTTGAATAATGGTGTATAATTGATCCATAATAAATTTAGGGTGACAGGTAGATGAGAAAACAAGAGTTATGGAAGAATATTCCGGGATATGAGCGGTATGCAGTTAGCAACCTGGGACGAGTCAAAAATAATATATCCGGGAAACTTCTGAATATGAGAAAAGCTAAGAATGGTTATATGAGAGTCAATTTGCGGAAGGGCAATGTTAAATATGAGAAACCAACAGTAACTCATGTACATAGACTTGTTGCAGAAATGTTTCTTACTCCAATTACAGGGAAAAATTGCGTTAACCATATTGATGGAGATAAGGAAAATAACTGCGTAGATAATTTAGAGTGGGTAACAAGCAAAGAAAATACAATGCATGCCATCAAAGTAGGATTAATGAATCCGGATTATTCGGAAATGAATAAAAAATCTCGTATAAAAAGCAATGCTGCTCATAATACAAAACAGTATCGACAGAAAATGCAAATGGTTAATCAAATGACAGGGCAGACAAAACCGGTATTACAGATTAGTATAGATACCGGTGAAATTTTACAAGAATATGTTAATTGTAATGAGGCTGCTAGATTTTTATTTGGAGAAGGGACAACAAAGGATAGATTGATAAGTAGATGCGCTAGAGGTAAATGTAAAAGCGCATATGGTTTTTTATGGAAGTATAAAGAGGACGAGTAATGGTCCTCTTTTTTGAATGGGAGGTGATTTATCCTCATGAGTTCCGAAAAATTATTATTGTCAGATAAATATAAAGCTTTCTTGAAGTGCGATGCACCTGTTGAATTTCTTGAGGGAACTTAACAACAGCGGCCGGAAAAACCACAGTAGGGCTGTTTAAGTTCATGCTGAAAGTGGCAGAGTCTTCCAAGAAGCTGCACATCATAGCAGCCAAGGATACCGGTACTGCTGAGAAGAACATCATCAACAAAGATCTTGGCATCATGGATGATTTTGGTGTCCTCGTTGAGTACAACGGCAACGGGACTAAGGACGATAAGATCCCCCATATCCTGTTCCATACTTCCGGTGGTGATAAAGTCATATACGTGATGGGCTACGGTGACAAGAAGAAATGGCAGAAGGCTCTGGGTGGTCAGTATGGCTGCCTGTATATTGATGAGATCAACACAGCTGATATAGACTTTGTACGAGAGGCGGCTATGCGTTGTGATTATCTCATGGCTACGCTTAATCCGGATGATCCGTCATTACCGGTGTATAAAGAGTACATCAACTGCTCCCGGCCTCTGCCAGAGTGGGAAGAAGAAACACCACAGGAAATCAAAGATGAATTGAAAGAAGAGCCAAAGCACGGCTGGGTGCATTGGTTCTTTTCTTTTGTCCATAATTTGGGTTTGCCGAAAGAGAAGCTGGACAAGATCCTGGCCAACACACCGAAAGGCACGAAAATCTGGAAGAATAAAATTCTGGGGCTTCGCGGTAAAGCTACCGGATTGGTATTCCCTAATTTTGACCGGAAAAAGCACGTTGTTACTGCTGCCTGGGTAAAGGCGGAAGTGAAGGCGGGCCGGATCAAATGGAAAAAGTTCTCTTGTGGCCTTGATACGGCGTATTCCAGCAAATCCCCTGATACCATTGCTATGATCTTCCAGGGAATCACAGAAGACCGCAGACTGATCACACTGGCAGAAAAAAACTATAACAATGCGGATCTGGATACGCCAATTGCTCCCAGCGATACAGCTGTGAAACTGGTGAACTTCCTGGAACATTGCCGCAGTGAATGGGGCTTTGCGAAGGATGTTTATGTAGACAATGCAGACCAGGCAACGATCACAGAGCTGCGTAAGTACAAGCGGCTGCATGGGTGCCTGTACAATTTTTGGGATGCCTATAAGAAACTGAGCATCCTGGACCGAATTAAGCTGCAGCTTGGCTGGATCCAGCAGGGATGCTATCTGGTAGTGGATGAGTGCACAGAACATTTGTCAGAATTGGACAAGTACAGCTGGAAAGAAGACAAGGACGAACCAGAAGATAAAAATGATCATACGATCAACGCGGGACAGTATTCATGGATCCCATACCGCTCCATGATAGGGTTTGAGGAGGACAATGAGAAATGAGGTGGCTAAACAAAATGAGTGACAACATTCGGCGTGGGGTGAAGAGCTGGCTGCAGATCGACTCTGCCAGCCCATATAATATACAGATCAGAGCAACGCTGGACTTTGAAACAAATGCCATCCGAAACCGGATCTGGTACCGGGGTGACAGTAACGAGCTGGAACAGCTGTATGGAGATCTGACGGAATATGCAGACAAATACAAGTTCTGGAGCAGTAAATGCAGTCCTGGAATGGAGATGAGAAAGATCCATACAGGCCTCCCCTCTCTGATCGTTAAGATCCTGGCATCCATTACCCTGGTCGATATGAATGACTTTATATTTGACCGTGCTTCTCAGGAACAGATATGGAAGGAAATAGAGAAGCAGAACCGCTTCCGTAAGAAGATTGAAAAAGCATTGAAAGAAGTCCTGTACATTGGTGATGGTGCCTTTAAGGTCACCATAGACACGGCAGTAAGCGAATATCCGATATTGGAGTGGTATCCGGGTGAGCGGATCGAGATTATCCGGCTGCGCGATAGAATAAACGAAGTGATCTTCAAGACGCCTTTTGAAACTAAAGGAAAAAAGTATGTGTTGAACGAGCGTTATGGTTATGGCTACATTGTCAATGAGCTTTACCTGGATGACAAGCTGGTAGATCTGAAAGTACTGGAACAGACCAAAAACCTTCAGGATTATACATTTGATGCCAGCATAATCCTGGCTGTGCCACTGCATGTATATGAATCAGCAAAGTACGAAGGAAGAGGCGGATCTATCTTTGATGGAAAACTGGACAGCTTTGACGCATTTGACGAGGTTTGGAGCCAGTGGATGGATGCGCTCCGTGCAGGAAGGGCCAAGAGCTATATTCCCCTGGATTTAGTGCCAAAAGATCCAGAGACAGGAATGACCATACGGCCTAATTCTTTTGACTGTCGGTATTTTGCTGCAGATAACAACATGGCTGAGGATGGCGTAAATAAGATCCAGACAGACCAGCCAGCAATCCCCCATGACAGTTATCTGGCGTCTTATGTGACGGCGTTAGATCTTTGTCTGCAGGGACTGATCAGTCCGTCAACGCTGGGTATTGACACCAAGAAACTGGATAATGCAGAAGCCCAGAGAGAAAAAGAAAAGACCACACTTTATACCCGGAACGCTATTGTGGAAGCGTTGCAGGAAACCCTCCCGGAAGTTGTGAGTGCTGCTATTAATGCATACAACATCCTGACGAAAAAATCTGTAGAAGATGTTAAGGTGGATATCCCCTTTGGTGAGTACGCGAATCCTTCTTTTGAAAGTCAGGTTGAGACAATGGCAAAAGCGCGGCCTGGTGTCGCACTGATGAGCATAGAAGCCCAGGTGGAAGAACTGTATGGAGATTCCAGGGATGATCAGTGGAAACAGGAAGAAATAGCACGTCTGAAAGCAGAACAGGGTATTACAGAGGTAGAAGAACCGGGAGTCAATATGGCTGCCGGGCTTTTTAATGCCAATCTTGTGGGTGAAGGCAATGCAGGTGAAGGTAATGAACCGGGTTTACCGAATGAGCCAGAAGGAGTATCAGGGACTGCTGGAAATAGCCAGTGAGCAGGTACCTTTTGGAATATATGCGATTGAGAAAAAAGGTTATACAGAATTAAGGGTGGACCGTTGTAACAGCATGACTCAGCTTAAAAATCTTACCCGTAACTTTAAGGCTCAAGGTTATAAGGTATATGCGAACAGGAGATAACAGTATGGATATTCCAGGATTTACCTTACTATTGCAGGACTTTTGCGCATACTGTCCAGATTTTGAACCGGAAATAGAGAAGATTGAGTATAGCTGCGTTATGAGAGCACCCAACTGCCAGAATAATATCCGTTGCATAAACAGAAAGCGCTGTGCAAGGATTGCAGCTAATATTCAGAAACGGGTGAATACTGATGCCAAGGAAGAATGAATATGATCTTGCTGCAGCTTTCCAAAAGATAGAGGATGAGCTGATAGCTTCTATGATCCGGAATATGGACCAGCATCGGGCAGAGGAAACCAAAGAAGGTTATAACTGGTCCATGTGGCAGACAGAGCAGCTGAAAGCTCTGGAAAAGTACAAAGTCCGTAACCAGAAGAAATACAGCAAGCAGTTTAAAAGTATTAATGACCAGATTGACAGTCTGATCCGGATGTCACGGTCAAAAGGCGGTATGCAGCAGGAAAGGCGTATACTTCAGGCGATTAAGAAAGGCTTTAAGGGGGCTAAGAAAACTGGCTCGGGAGCTACGGCAGAGTTTTTTAAGCTGAATGACCGTAAACTGGAAGCGCTGATCAAAGCCACCAGAGATGATATGAAGAAAGCGGAAACAGCGGTGCTTCGTAAGGCTAACGATGATTACCGAAAAGCGATCTTCAATGCCCAGGTATATGCTAATACAGGTGCTGGAACCTATGAAAAGGCTGTGGACATGGCTACAAAAGATATGCTGTCCCGTGGCCTTAACTGCGTAGAGTATGCCAATGGTGCAAGACATACGCTTTCAGATTATGCGGACATGGCGATCAGAACAGCTAGTAAAAGGGCTTATCTGCAAGGTGAAGGAGAAAAGCGGAAGGAATGGGGCATTGCTACAGTCATTATGGCAAAGCGTGGTAATCCGTGTCCTAAGTGCCTTCCTTTTGTTGGTAAGGTCCTGATCGATGATGTATGGAGCGGTGGCAGCAAGGACGGCGTGGACCCGGAGACTGGCAAGAAGTATCCTCTTATGAGCTACGCAATCAGCAAAGGGCTTTATCATCCAAGGTGTAAAGACAGTCATACTACATATTTCCCTGGTATCTCTACAGCGGATGATACCTGGACTAAAGAAGAGCTGGAAGCAGTTGGGCTTCAAAACCAGCAGGAGGCCAGACAGCAGTATGCACAGCGCCAGGAAGAGAAATATAAGCGCTTGGCTGAGTATTCGTTGGATGAAGAAAATCAAAAAGAATACCAGATAAAAGCGGAAGAGTGGAAAGACCAGGCGTACAGACCAGTTACCAGAGGTGAAGCATCAACAATATTTATTAAACAGCAGCAGAAAATAAACATTAAGCGAGTTGAAAGCTATTCAGAGATTTACATTTCCAATCAGACGAATATAAAACCTCGTGCGTTGCATACATTGAATCAGAGAACGGAGCAGGCTTTAAAAGAGTGGGAAGTTTCGCTGGAGAGAAGGCCTAAAATTATTATAGTTTCGCCAGATGAAATGCCTACAGCGTATGGGAAGTATGACGCCATACAAAATGTAGTTTTCTATATCCCTCAGATTGCAGACAGTAAAGTGATTAAAGATCAAGGAAATGTTGAATTTCATGAGATGTGGCATATGAAGCAGGCTGAAAATTTTAGAAAACGATACGGTGAAATTACAAGAGAAAACTATGGTAAGTATATAGAGAATGCTTGTAAAGAAGCAAAGAAGACAATTGACAGAGCAGGTATCACGGAGTACAATGTAAGCGACATAAGTAGTTACGCAGATCAAATGTTCTGGATTGATAGGTATGATGAAGTTGAAGCTGAATATATGGTAAAACATCGAAGAGGGAAGAAACATGGTAATTCGCAAGTATCCGGAGGAGATTCAAAAGGCGATGGAAACTTATAAGCCGTATGCAAAATGTATTCATGATGGCGAGCTTGAAGGTGTTCCACAGGAAGCTGTAGAAGCGTTTAAAAAAGTGAAGAATTGGGCTTGGGAACAAGGTCAGTAAATACCACCAGTCAGTAGGCCGGTGGTATTTTTGTACCCATTTTTAGGAAAGAGAGGATAAGAAGATGAAAAAGAAGATTTTAGCATTTGGAGTGGCGTTATCTGTGATGCTTGGAATGGCGGGGTGCTCAACAGCACACACAGTAAACCACAACTTATCAAAAGATGCGAATGAATTTAATATTTATCGCAGAATTACAGTTACTAATGCAAGAACGGATACTGTTATGCTTCAGGCCGAAGGTTATATGGCGCTTGGCAACAATAGTTCAAATGAGCTGGTAGTTACCATTAAAACAGGTGATGATCAGTATTATAAGGATTACATTTACCTGAATGACTGGACCTGTTATGTAATGGAGCAGACAGAGCCGAAAGGAACAGACAAGTATCATTATGAATTGGTATTTTATCCTGAAAGGTTAATTCCGGATATTGAAATTAAATAAATCTATAAATTGCGACGTCGCAAATGAAAGAAGGTGATCGTATGGGGTTTATATCGTGGATCAGGCAGATGTTCTTCAAAAAGAAAGAATGCTGCCACCACTACCGCAAGCATTGGAGCCGGGCTTCCGGTCCGTATGGCGGTTATGTAAGACGTTGTACCAAATGTAATAAGATTGAGCAGTAAGCACGCAGGAAAGCCCTGGGTGTTATTTTTATGCCCAAACGCGAGCATGGCATTAAACTCTGCGCGGCCGGTGACACCGATGAGAATGGATCAGTAACAGGAGTGACACTCCCAAAATGGAAAGGAGACTATTAACATGGCAGAAACAAATCAGAACCAGGCACAGCAGAATCAGCAGGGCACAGGAGACGGTAGTGGGCAGACTACACAGCAGAACCAGAATCCCCAGCAGACAACAACACCAGCTATTGACTATGGAAAGATCCAGCAGATGCTTGACGGCACTTTGGCAGCTAAGGAAGATACCGCCTTGAAAGCCTATTTTAAGCAGCAGGGACTTTCTCAGCAGGAAGTAGAGCAGGCGATCGCAACTTTTAAGCAGCAGAAAGCCGCTAATACTCCAGATGTGGGAGCTATGCAGACCCAGCTGACACAGGCACAGGAGGCAGCCAAACAGGCACAGATCCAGAATGTTGCTATACTTGCTGCAGTAAGCCTGGGTATTGATGCCAAAACAATTCCATACATCCTCAAAATGGCAGATCTCAGTCAGGCAGTAGGACAGGATGGAAAGGTCAATGAAGAGAACTTAAAAGCAGCCCTGAATAAAGTCCTGGAAGACGTTCCGGGATTGAAGCCACAGGCTGCGGGCACTACTGGTTTTGTACAGGTAGGAGCTGCAAGCGGAAATGCTGGTGCGGGCCAGGCACAGCAGGCAACACAGACCCAGCAGACAGGGGTCCCGGCTAAACGCTGGAACCGTTGGAACAACTAACAAATGATTTAAGAAAGGACAAGGTGATCATATGCCAAATTTAAATTATGCACAGGTATGGGAGCCTGAATTATTAGAGATCCTCATGCAGGGGACTTTAACTTCTCCCTTTGTAACAAGTAGCGTAAAGTGGTTAGATGCCAAGACATTCCACTTTACCCAGATGTCCACTTCCGGATATAAAAATCACAACAGAAATGGCGGCTGGAATAAGGGCGATTATACCCAGAAGGATGTACCGTTTACCCTTACCCATGACCGTGACATTTCTTTCCTGGTGGATAAGGCAGATGTGGATGAGACCAATGCGACTGCATCCATCCAGAATATTTCCCGCACCTTTGAGCAGACCCAGGTCGTTCCGGAAACAGATGCGCTGTTCTTTGCAAAGGTAGCACAGGCAGCACAGAAGGCAGAGGGATACCATAGTGCTACAGCAGCTGCTACCTATACCAAGGCAAAAGTATTCGGAATGCTGAAGGATATCCTGGCAAAGGGCAAGCTGAGAAGATACAAAGCAAATGGTACTTTGATGATGTATGTATCCAGTGCCATTATGGATGCATTGGAGCAGTCTACCGAATTTACACGTAAGATCGAGATGACCCAGGTCGCAGAGGGCGGCATGGGAATTGAGACCCGTGTAACCGACATTGACGGCGTGCCGATCATGGAAGTAGTGGATGATGAGCGTTTCTATGACGCCTTTGACTGGGAGCCGGAGAACGGCGGTTTTGCACCACTGAAAAAGGTGACAGAGGATACCGAAAACCATGTAGCTGCTGTAACAGGAGCGCACAGGATTAATGTTTTGGTAGCGTGCGGTCAGACCTGCAAGATCGTTCCGAAGATCTCCAGCATCTACTACTTTGAACCAGGAGCACATACAGAGGGTGACGGATACCTGTATCAGAACCGTTCCCTGTCTGATGTGTTTGTATTCCCGAATGGACGTGATGGTAAGGTAGACAGCATCTACGTAGATGTGGATACTACAGAATATACCGGAGCCTGATCGGAGGTGGTCTTATGGCTTATGAGCCGTATGTAACCCCGGAATATTACCAGACTGAATATGAAGGCAGTGCTGTGCCAGCGGATGAGCTTAAAAAGGCTCTCCGCCAGGCCAGCCACCACATTGATTCCCTGACTTACAACCGTATCGTAGGTCAGGGGTTTTCTAACCTGACAGCATTCCAGCAGGACCTGATCCGGGAAGTGGTCTGCCAGCAGGCTGACTTTGAGACAGAAAATGCAGATGAGATCAATACGGTTTTGCAGAACTACAGCATCAATGGTGTGTCCATGCAGTTTGGTAATTCCTGGAACGTGTTTACAGATAAAGGTGTTGCCATGAAGCGCGATGTATACGCTATGCTGTGCCAGACGGGCCTTTGCTGCCGTTTAGCGAGGTGAGACTATGAAATATCCATGTTTAGTACCTAAAAGGCTCTGTAAGACACCTGTGCATGTCCACCTGGAATCGGAAGAACTGGATAATAAGGGAAGGCCGAAGTACAGCCTGGATGCAGATCTGATGTGCAACTTCCAGGATAAAGCCAAGACCATTCTGACAGCGGAAAAGAAGCTGGTGCAGATCACTGGTACAGCGCTTTTTACGGGAGACATTGCACCAGATATGCCGTCTTTAAGTGGCGGAACAGTAACGGTATTTGGTGAAGAACGCCGGATCGAGCAGGGATGCAAGAACCGGAATCCGGACGGTACGGTAAATTACTGCAGTCTGGAGGTGATCTGATGCAGGTAAAGTCAACTATAAAGCTGAACATGCCCCGTATCAGCCAGCTGACCCGTGCAGCAGTAGTTGCTTTGAAGCAGACGGCGGAAGCGCTGCATACGGAAGTGGTACAGGCACAGGTCATGCCGTTTGATACTGGCAACCTGCAGAATGAAAGCACCTTCGTGGACACCAGTGAAGCTTCTAACGGAAAAGTAAGCCTGGTATCCAGCACGCCATATGCAAGGCGGCTGTATTATCATCCGGAATATCAGTTCCAGAAGTATGAAAATCCTTTTGCAGGCGGTAAATGGATTGAGCCATGGCTTCCGGGAGGTGTCAGCTCCGGTTTTTGCAAGGAAGCTTTTAAGAAGTTTTATAAAAAGGCGGGTGGCGTATGATGCTGCGGTTAACGGACATACAGGATTGGATCATTTCTCTTGGAATTGCAGAAGAGAGCCATGTTTATATCGGCAAGCTGGATAATAAACAGCAGAAATCCATAGGTATTTATAACCGAAGTGGATCCGGACCACCCAATATTGCTTTAGGTGGCCTGGAATACACTACCTATGATACAAAGCAGCTCTCTCTTCTGGTCCATTGGAACAGGGACAAACCGGAAAGTGAAGAAGCTGCTTATCAACTATTTGAGAAACTTAGAAGCATATCCAGTCTGGACATAGGAGATACCCACATTGATTATCTGCGTTTAATGGTTCCTGAACCTCAGGACGTAGGAACGGATGATAATGGGGTGTATGAATATGTGATCTGGCTGGATCTTATCTATCAGAGAAAGTGAGGAATGTGTAATGAGTGAAGTAGGAGGAAAAGTATATCCTGTACACAATAACGTGTTTAAATTTGGTACAAAGGGTATGGACAGCGTGGACGGCGATATGGTAATGCCTGCGGATCTGGAGAACTTTGCGCCAACCATTGACGGTACCACAGAAGAATGGTATGCCATGGACGCAGAAGGCTGGGCCAAATCTGCTATGACTGGCAAAAAACTCAGCTTTGCTTTTAAGGGAAAGCGTTCCGTAGGTGATGCCGGAAATGATTATATCGCAGGCCTTGCATGGAAATTTGGCCAGGATGTAATGACCAAGTTTGAGTGGACCATGACATCCGGGGCTAAGCTGGCTTGTGATGTAGTAGTAAATGTGACTACCCCAGGAGGCGGTGATACAACGAATATCGATGCCCTGGAGTTTGAGGTTACCTGTTATGGAAAACCAACCTATACACCGGTAGTGGCAGCGTAAAAGGAGACAATGAGCAATGGCAAAAGTAGTAGATATTACAGATAAGCTTACATTTGATGGGAATCCATGCCTGATGATCAATGGAGAAAAACTGGAGGTAAATGCAGATGCTCCTACCATGATGAAAGTAATTAATGTTACAAGAAATGGTGGAACTTCAGAAGAAAATATGAATGAATTATACGAACTGGTATTTCCAGAAAAATCCAGAAAGGTAATTGATTCGTTGAAACTGCTGGTTCCAGATTGGATGACTGTCATTCAGGAGGCCATAAAGCTGATCACAGGAGATATCACAGGCCAGGGAGAGCGCTGACCCGTACTACGACCTGTTTGAAGACTGGGACCTGATCATTTCCAGTTTCATGACGCAGTACGGGTTGCGTATAAGGACGAAAGAGTTTGAAACGGTCAGCTGGGATGAGTTCCGTTCCCTGCTGGCCGGACTTGGACCGGAAACTCCCCTGGGACGGGTGGTAGCGATACGTTCTGAAACAGATGATAATGTGATCAAACATTTTACCACTGATCAGCGAAGGATCTATGACAGCTGGCGTAAACATCAGATGGAGCAGATGACTCCGGAGGCTTATGACAGGGAAATGGAAGGTCTGGAAAGGATGTTCGCTGCATTATGCGGAGGTGGTTGAAATTGAAAAAGTAAAGCATGAAAAAGTCCGGTGCCCGTATTGCGGGTATCCGGTCAATGCAATGAAGTCAGAAGATGCCAAATGCAAGGGCATCTTTTTTAAATGTAAAAATAAGGAATGCAGGAAAATATTTGAGTTAAAGATCTAAGACGCTGTGCCGATGTGCCTGTCTTAACGAAAAGGGCAGGTGACATATATGGCAGCAGACAGTGTAGGCCAGATCGGGCTTGATCTGGTAGTAAATAAAAATGAGTTTGACAGTCAGATGCTGGGGATACAGAATCTGGCAAAAAAAGCTGGCAAAGCACTTGCAGCTGCTTTTGCAGTCAAAAAAGTATTTGACTTTGGAAAGTCCTGTATAGAATTAGGCTCTGATCTGGCGGAAGTCCAGAACGTAGTTGATGTTACATTTTCCCAGATGAGCAAACAGGTAGATATGTTTGCCCAGAATGCAGCCACTCAGTTTGGCTTGTCTGAGACCATGGCAAAGCGGTTTACCGGTACTTTCGGAGCTATGGCAAAGGCATTTGGCTTCAGTGAGAAGGCTGCATATGACATGTCCACAACTCTTACTGGTCTTGCCGGAGATGTGGCATCTTTCTACAACATCAGTCAGGATGAGGCATATACGAAGTTAAAGTCTGTATTCACTGGTGAAACAGAAAGCCTGAAAGATCTGGGCATTGTTATGACCCAGACGGCTCTTGACAGCTATGCCATGGCAAATGGCTTCGGAAAGACTACTGCAAAGATGTCCGAAATGGAAAAGGTTGCCCTGCGGTATAAGTTTGTACAGGATCAGCTGACAACGGCAGCAGGTGACTTCTCCAGGACATCCACTGGCTGGGCGAACCAGGTCCGTATCTTACAGCTGCAGTTTGACAGCTTAAAGGCAACCATAGGCCAGGGGCTTATAGCTGCATTATCCCCGGTCATCCAGGTGATCAACGCAGTCATTGGTAAAATACTCAGCCTGGCGAATGCATTTAAAGCCTTTTTTGCCTTGATGTCTGGTGGTAAAGATTCAGGAGCATCCGCAACTGCAGCTGGCATGGAAGCTGTAGCTGCTGCAGCGGATAAAGCTGGAACGGCTGCTTCCGGCGCTGGGAATGCTGCAAAGAAAGCTGCTAAGGATATCAAAACGGCTACCACTGGTATTGATGAGCTTAATATCTTAAACCCGGATAGTGGTTCAGATAGCGGAAGCGGATCTGGCGGTAGTGGAGCAGGCGGCTACAATGCAGAAGACTTTGATATGGGAACACTTCCGGAACAGGAAGATATAGTCAGTGGTAAGCTGCAGAAGATAGCTGATCTGCTGAACCAGTTAAAAGACTCTTTTACAAGTGGTTTTTGGGATGCTTTTGGTGATACATCTGTATTTGATTCGATCCAAAGCAGCATCCAGTCCATAAAAGACAGCCTTGGGAATATTTTCACTGATTCTGATGTGCAGACAGCGGCTTTAGGTTTTGCCAATACATTAGCCCGGTCCTTAGGGCAAGTTACAGGTTCCATTGCAGGCATCGGTGCGAGTATTGCAGATAATCTTCTGGGAGGTATCAGCAGGTACCTTGAACAGCGTAAGGAACGCATCAAGGATTATATAGTCCGGATATTTGATATTGGATCCAGGATAGCTGAAATAACCGGCAACTTTAGCTCGGCATTGGCAAACGTATTTTCTTCGTTGCGAAGTGACGGTGCTGTTCAGTTTACATCGGATATTATTGGTATTTTTTCCGAAGCTTTTATGGGAATAACGGAACTGGCTGGAAACATTGCAGCTGATATCCTGGATGTACTTACAGCACCATTCATTGAAAATGCTGATTATATACGTGATACAGTAGAAGATACCTTTTCTGCAATAGAGCCAATCTATGGAGCTATCAGATCCCTGGTTGAAACAACTTTTACCAAAATAGGAGAGGTCTATGATGAGCATGTTACACCAATGTTGATAGCTTTCAAGCAGGGTTTTACTGAAATCGGAACACTTCTACTGAATGTTTATAATACGTATTTTCTTCCGGTATTACAGAACCTGTCCACGCAATTTTCAACTTTTACAGAGCAGTATTTAGCACCGTTGATCGCAACATTTCTTGAGTTTGGTGGAAAAGTAGCAGATGCGATCACTGTACTCTGGAATAATGTACTGCTTCCGTTTATAGAGTGGTTCATACAAACAGCGGCTCCTGTAATTGCAAATTTTGTACAGACAGCCATTAATTCCTTTTTTAGCTTTGCAAGTCATATTGCTGAAATCTTGCAGGATGTATTAACAGCATTAGGTGGACTTATTGATTTTATAGTAGGTGTATTTACTGGAGATTGGGAAAGAGCCTGGGATGGAATAAAAACGTATTACAGTGGCATTTGGAACGCCATGAAGGATATCGTAAAAACTTTAATGGATCTGATCCATGCTACTATTACGGGAACTTTACAGAATATCAAGACTTCTTGGGAACTTCGCTGGAATGCGATCAAGGCATTTGCATCTAACCTATGGAATACGATCAAAGCTCTTGCGACATCTATTTTCGAAGCGATCAGAGACAAGCTTTCCGAGATCTGGGACAGTGTAAAAAGGACCATTGAAGAAAAATGGAACGCTATCAAGGATTGGTTTGAAGATATCTGGAAAAAGATCAAAGAAGTGTTTAAACCGGATGCAATGGTTGAAGTCGGCAAAAGTATCATGAATAAACTCTGGGACGGCTTAAAATCCGTCTGGGGGTCCATTGCCGGATGGCTACAGGGCTGTGCAGATTTTGTTGGTGGTGTCTGGGATGGCATTGTGGAAAGTGCGAAGAGTATTTTCAAGAGTGCTAAAGAAGATGCAGAAGATGATGAGGCAGATGACAGTGATGACTGGGATTATGGCACCAATTCGCCGGTATCCGGTCATGCTTCCGGTGGTTTCCCTAAATCTGGTCAGATGTTCGTAGCCCGTGAGGACGGTATCCCTGAAATGGTTGGAAGCTGGGGCGGCCGTGCTGCTGTTGCCAATAACCAGCAGATTACCCAGGGCATTACCCAGGCAGTCCAGAACGGCATACGTTCCTGTATGGCTCCGCTTGTATCCATGATGTCAAGCGTAGCAGGTAACGCAGCGCCACCGCTGGCAGTAACAGGCCGTGCAGCTGTTTATGAAAATGATGATGACAGGCTTATGAACCTGGTAAGCCGCGCTATGGCGTTATCACAGAATGATACCGGTATGGATGATTCACGTATCGCGCGCATCCAGGAACTCTTGGAGCGCATTGTGGATCTGATCGAGGCCATGGACCTGACAGTGAGCATTGATATCCGGGATGTAAAGAAGAAACTGACGGAACTGGAGAAGAGAAGCGGTTACACGTTAAGGACAACGTAAGGAGGCGGTAACAAATGGCAGTAATAACGATCAATGGCCGGGAGTTCCCGGCTCCTGATATCGGTGGGCGTTTGATCGTATCTACGAATGTAAACTCGGGGCGTAATGCCCTGGGTGAATTTGTAGGACAGAAGGTAGGAAGAGACTTAAACAAGTTTGACAGTCTGCAGTGGAAGATGCTTGATGCAGCAACCTGGTCAGCTATGCTGAAAGAATTTGATAAGTTCGTAGTGATCGCCCGGATCCCGGATATGGCGAACAATAATTGGACCACGATCCGGATGTATCCCGGAGATAGGTCCGCCACGCCTGTAGAATTTGATAAAGACGGACTTCCTACCGTTTATAAAGAATGTAAGTGCAATATCGTAGACTGTGGGGTGATCGAATGATCTCTATGCCAGCGGCCTATAAACAGGCCATGGATGCAAAATACAGGAATCAGTCCTATATGCTTGTAACGATCGGCATCATCAACCAGGTAGCGCAGAAAGATGTGAAAGTGACTGCAGAACATGGTGTTGCATATAGTTACCTTTCCAATTTTACCAGGCCATTTGATAATTATGATGTGGAACTGGAATATGCCACCTGGGAACAGAATTGGTTTAAAGCTGATGGAAGCATGGCATTCCCGCCAAGATCGGATGAGACGGATTATCTTTATAATAACGGGATAATCTCAAAAGAAATAAAGGGGGGGATCTGCATTTCCTTTGGCAGAGCCTATGACATCAGAGGTCTGACCATAAACTGGGGCAGGAATTATCCTGTGGATTTTACTGTTACAAATGGGGAAAAGACAGTTTCCTTCCAGGAAAATGATAAGGCCTATTGGACAACAGAAGAGATTTTCGATAACACAGAATACCTGTTGATCATACCTGAAAAAATGGTCAATGGTGAGAATCGTCTGCGTATCCAGAAGATACTTATGGGTGTGGGCGTCAGCTTTGAGAATAAAAAAATCCAGAAGAGTACCAAGACGGAATTTTCTTCTCCGATTACAGAAGAGCTGACCACGCTGGACTTCACCCTTCAGATTGAGAATTACGGAAGGATATGGGACGTAGAGAACCATGAGAGCGCGATCAACTATCTGGAGGTTGGACAGGAAGTAACGGTCCGTTACGGATATGAGGTAACACCGGGGAATATCACATGGATGGACGGCTGCGTCTGCAATCTTTCAGACTGGGAAGCAGATGACGTGAGTATGAGCTTTAGTGCAAAGGATAAGCTCAGTGACTTGTCAGAGAAGTTTTATGGTGGCCTGTTCCGAAGTCAGGGAATCAGCCTGTATGACCTGGCAGTTGAAGTGCTTGATGATGCGGGCCTGGATGAACGTCAGTATGACCTAGATGAATACTTGAAAAATATAGCGGTTTATAATCCGTTGCCATGTGTTACCCACAAAGAGTGCCTGCAGATCATTGCCAATGCAGGACGATGTAAGCTTTACACGGATCGTACAGGAAAGATATGTATCAAGGCGGCATTTGCAACGGTGATCAGCCCGGAGCGTATGAAGGTTCAGTCTGATGATGCAGCTCCTTATAGTAATCTTGCATCAGTAATAAATAACAATGTTAAATATGAATATGCGGATATGGCCCAGGATCACTTCCGGGCAGACGGAAGTATGTTTTTCCTTCCAGTGAATGGCAATTACCTGACAGCCGGATTTGTATCTGAACAGGTATCAGATGAAAATGGCGAGTTTTTAAATGGAAATCCGAGGTTTTCAATCGTACTGGAAGCTGCCATGAGTTACTATAGCCTCAAACTGAATTTCTTTGATAAACCGGCAAAAGAGATTGTGATCCGGACGTACTATGAGGGAGTTTTGGAAGATACCTATAGTATGTCTAACGGTATTGAAAAGGAAAATTTGATTGAACATGAGTTTTCACAGTTTGACACCATCGAGTTTGAATTTGTGAAAGCTCAGGCTAATAGCCGTATTTACGTAGATTCTGTCGTATTTGGGGATGTTACGGATTACACCATGGATTACCGGGTCATGACAAAATATCCGAAAGGGATCCAGAAGGAAAAAGTAGCCAGGATAGATGTGATACGACAGATCTATGGCGCAACTGATGAGATTAAAAGCATCTTCCACGAATCGGTGGATGTAACAGGTTATGAAACGTACACATTCTATTTTTCAGAAGCTTCGTATGATGTAACAGTGAACGCTGATGGGCAGATATTAAATATAACGGCAAACAGCAGTTATTTTGTAACGGTCGATGTATCTGGTCTTACCGGTGTGCATGACTTTTCTGTAGACGGCAGGGCGTATGCAGTGACCAGTAAGATATACTCCAAAGTGCTTAACACTACCGGAACGGTAGAAGAATGGACCAATCCTTTGATTAGTGAGGAGGCTTTGGCAGTTCTTCAGGCTGAGTGGTTGGGAAATTATTATAAAAATAATATCGAGTATGAGCTCAGCTATCGCGGGGAACCACGTCTGGATGCCGGTGATTTAACCTTTTTGGAAAATCAGTATGTACCGGGATTGCAGATCCAGATATATGAACATAAGCTGACATTCAACGGAGCACTGTCCGGAACGGTAAAAGCAAGAAAGGCAACGTCACAGGAGGTCTAAATGGCAAGACAGGAAAATGCAAGTTACGAAGGGCAGGGGCAGAGGAGTTCAAAACAGATCACCGCATTAGATGTTTATCCGGTAGGTGCTATTTTCCTGACTATGGATGCAAGAAATCCGGCGGAATATTTTGGAGGGACATGGGAGCTTCTGGCCCCGGGGCGGACGCTGGTATGCGTAGATACAGGACAGGAAGCTTTTAATACACCCGCAAAGACCGGAGGCGCCTATGGGGCTAATTATACACATGCACACGCTACACAAGACCATGTGTTGACAGAAAATGAAATGCCTGCACATTATCATGGGTTTGATTATAATTCGTTAGCAGTAGCAGGTGTACCATTGCCGACTACATTTGACACTCCTTCGTCTGGCCAGGGTTTTCAAAATGGCGCCAATACCTGGTGGAATGGATGGTATAAAGGAGTATTTAATGCTACTCAGTATCGTGGAGGAAACTGGGGACATAATCACGGAAATGTTACTGATACTACGCAGTATATTTCGGCATTACAGCCCTTTATGACTTGCTACATGTGGAAGAGAACCGCTTAGTGAAAGGGGGATATGAGAAATGGAGTGGATAACCCCAAAAACAGACTGGAAGGCAGCAGATTATGTAAATATAGGTGATTACAATCGGTGGATCAGTAATATAGCATGTCTTAGGGATATGGCTGTAAAAGTTTATAAGGATTTTCAGATTGAGGATATGGGTGAGCCTAAGGGATATGGAGATTATCCATATGCGGATGAAATTAATACGATAGAAAAGAATTTAACGACTATCTGTAGATATACTTATCCATTTGAGATCGGTGTTCAACGTACCTATTTTCCAAACCAGGTTACCTTGGATTGGGAAGAGATGAACCGGATAGAATCTGCAAGCCTAAAGATATACAATAATTTGCTTGGGCAGATAAATGGAAAGAAAAGACTGGCTTTTAGGCTGGGAGGTGCTTATTTTTGAAAACAGATTGGAAAGATGATGTATTTGCTGGAACAGCCCGTAAATGGAATATAGCTGATAATCCGGACGGGACAAAGACCATAACGGATGCCACAGAATATACACAGGAAGGCGATCCCTTTGGCGCAAAGGAATTAAATGAGATCGGTGAGGAAGTAAATAAGATCCAGGCAGTGAAAAGTGTAACGCTTACAACGGCCGGATGGTCGAGTACCGCTCCGTATAAGCAGACGGTGAATATAGAAGGAATTACAGCAGATGATCTCCCTGTGATTATGTTGGATGTGTCGGGAGCATCAAACTGGGCAGAAGAGAAAATGTTAAGGAAGAACTTTGGCTACATATCATACTATGACACAGAAGCCGGTAAGATCACTTTTACAGCAGCTTATATGAAGCCGCAGGTGGCACTTACGGTTGGCTTAAAAGGAGTGAGCTGAGCATGGCAAGAGGATTTATTATTGGAGGAGGGACTGGCGGGGTGGACTGCGATTCTGCTTCAGCTAACCGCGCTGATATTCGGAGCGGAAAGACGGCTGGAATTGCGGGATATGATGATATCGTTGTAGGAACAATGCCGGAGACGTATGGAGCAACGTTGACTCCCGGAGCAAATGAACAGAGGTTTGTTGGAAATAAATATCTGCTGAGTGATATCGTTGTACCAGGATTTGCTATGCCAGCATCCAATATCATTCAATGGGGAACTTATGTAACGATATATAATCGTACAGTTATTGGAACTTATGAAGGATTTCATGTGGGGAATAAATGGATATATAATCACGGCAATGTTCCGGCTGATAATCAGAACTTTACTGTTTTGACAGGTATAAACTCAGGAATTTCACTTGGAACAGGTGGTGGAAATTCCATAAAAATAAGTTTTAGGCGTACTTATACTGGTTACAATCAGATTGTTATAAAAGGAACTTTATTTGGTTCGTACGGAGTCAGCGCACAGGCGCAACTAAGTGTTGGAAACAAAACCATAACTTTTACTCCAAATGGTTATACAAATACTGCGATTGTTATCCCTATTCCGGATGTAGGATATCACGGCTACTGGTCAACAACAATCTATGTACCGGTACCTACGGCACAAGCTTACATAGACGAAATATATCTGGAATAGCTTTAGGAGGAAAAATGAGAGCATTAGTAATCTATGATCTGACAGGACGTGTATGGTCGATAACATATGGAGAAAGTAATATACCACAGGGGATTTTTTCGATATTTGTAGAGATCCCGGCTGGTATGCAGCTTTCTAAAATTGATGTTTCAGATCTGAATAATCCCAAGCCGGTTTTTACAGACCTGCCGGAATCAGATATAGGAAAGTTGCGTAGAAAAATAGAAAGTTTAGAAACTCAACTTACTGAAACCCAGCTGGCTCTTACAGAACAGTACGAAGCTAATCTGGCCTTGGAAGATGAAGTCACGAATACTCAGCTTGCACTTACAGAGCTGTATGAATCAAGGGAGGAATAAGACATGGCAAGCTACATGGCAACAGTATATGCGGACCTGATCCGCAAGGGAAAGAAAAAAATTGATGATGTTCCAGAGAAGATCAGAGCGGAAGTTGAGGCATTATTAAATGCTTAGGCTGCTGCTCTTTTTATTACTTAGGAAGGAGGTGAATGAAATGGCTGTTATTTATGCAACTCTTATTGTTAAGGGAAAGAAAACCTACGCACAGGTACCAGAGAAGATCAAGCCTCAGGTAAAGCAGGTATTGATCGACCTGGAGTGCGAAGATCTGATCACGGAGGAGTAAGTCATGGAATCAATCATGCAGTACATATCTGTGCATTGGGTTTCATGGGTGTTTGGGATCATCTCTGTATTGCTTTCCAGAGCATATCATAAATTATCCAAACAGTTAAAGGCAGAACGTGCCAGAACAAATGCTATTAACGCAGGAGTTCTGGCACTTCTCCATGACCGTCTTTACCAGGCATGTTCGTTTTATTTAAAAAGGAAATATTGTACCTTGGAAGACAGAGATAATCTGGAGTATATGTTCAGGCCATATAAAGCGTTGGGTGGAAATGGAACCGGAGAAGATCTTTATAACAGATGTCTGGCTTTACCATATGAGCCGGCAGAACAGGAGGTATAGATATGGATTTTGGAATTGGAAGCGTAACAGCGATCACAGCAATCTGTTACCTGGACGGCATGGCATGTAAGGCAACCACTAAGGTCAAGGATGAGGTTATCCCGGTAGTATGCGGAGTGACCGGAGGCATCCTGGGAGTAGCAGGTATGTACCTTATGCCGGAGTTTCCAGCAACGGATGTGATCAACGCTGCAGCTATTGGTATTGTATCCGGGCTGGCAGCAACCGGAGCGCACCAGGTCATCAAACAGGCAAGCAAGAAGTAGAAGGAGGTGATCCGACTATCTCCCGTAGTCAGTCCGGGTCATGGCTGTCATTTGCGACGTCGCAACAGGGCGGTTTCGTGCCGCCCTTACATGTAATAAAGAAAAAAGGACAAATCATGATGAAAGTAATGTTATCTCAGCCAATGGCTGGAAAAAGTGAAGAAGAAATCAAAGCAACCAGAGAAAAGGCAATCAAAGCACTGGAGTCAAAGGGATATGAGGTCGTAAACACTTTATTTACTGATGAGTGGTACAACAATGAGCACATGAAGGAGCGTGGTGTGGTACAGATTCCGCTTTGCTTCCTGGCAAAAAGCCTTGAAAAAATGTCCATGTGTCACGCAGTTTACTTTTGCAAGGGTTGGGAACAGACGAGAGGATGCAGGTTAGAGCATGATGCAGCAGTAGCATATGGTCTGACTGTCATTTACGAAGAGTAGGAGGGAGTATTTCATGAATTTTACAGAAGCATTTAAAGCCATGAAACAGGGTGAAAAGGTAAAACTTCCAGGCTGGGGAGGATACTGGTACTGGGATCCGGAGAAGGAAACCATCATGATTCAGTGCAGACCACAGGATTATGATAAGGGCGAGCTCTTGGATATCAGGGAAACGCAGCGTGTTGAATACACCATGCTGAATATGCAATCGGACGAGTGGGTGATTGCTGATGAAAGTAACTGTCCGGTACTTGGCGGCATTGCGGCATTTTCATTTGCAGATGCTATCCGGTATCTTAAACGAGGATTGAAGGTGGCACGACAGGGATGGAATGGGAAAAAACAATATATCCAGTTAGCAACAGCAATCTCCTACAAAGCGGCTGACGGTGAGATTGTAAATTGCAATCATGATGCTATCGGAAACAAAGCAATCGCGTTTGTTGGCACTAGTGGCGTACAGATGGGATGGCTTGCATCACAGGCAGATATGCTGGCGGACGACTGGGTGTTTGCAGAGTAAAGGAGAAAAAATCATGGAAAACAAAGAATTTATTGCATTATGCAAAAAGCATGTGATGGATTATTTTAATGAGAATGCGGACAAGACCGATCGGAAGCGAATCAGTGAAGATGATGTCTTCGTTGTTTGGTCCTGCAAGACTCTTCAGAATAATAAGGCACTGCTTAGTACGACTGTTTCGGACGGCATGTACTACGAGCTTACATACAATGGAGACAAGCATGAGCTGTATTTCGATGCCTATAAAAAGTGGCAGAACATCTGTTTCGAAGTAAAGGAGTGATACCATGAGAGACATTACACTTTGCCACCCGCGCCTTCAGCGCATTGCATCCGCCTGGGTGAAAGCCTGTGCCACCGAAGGCATTACTATAGCCATCAGCGAGACCCTGCGCACCGCCGCAGAGCAGGATGCTCTTTATGCTCAGGGCCGCACCAAGCCTGGTAACATCGTAACCAACGCTAAGGGCAGCAGCTACCGTTCTCAGCACCAGTGGGGTATCGCCTTTGACTTTTATCTTAAGATGGATATCGACGGGGACGGGAAGATCTCTGATGATGCCTACAATGACAGCAAAGGTCATTTTAAGCGGGCCGCCGAGATCGCCAAAAAACTGGGCCTTGCCTGGGGAGGTGACTGGTCCAGCATTGTAGACAAACCACATCTGTATCTGCCTGACTGGGGAAGTACACCAACGCCACTCATCCAACAGTTCGGAACTCCCGAACAGTTCATGAAGACCTGGGTACCAGAGCAGGTTAAAACTGGCTGGCAGCAGGAAAATGGCGGTTGGCGTTTCTATAAAGATGATGGCTCCGGGGAATACGTCTCTGACAAATGGCAGCAGGACGGTGATAAGTGGTACTGGTTCGACGGTGCCGGAATGATGGTCCATGACACCTGGTACCAGTACAAAGGTTCCTGGTATTACCTTGGCTCCGATGGTGCCATGCTCAAAGGCCTTCAGACGATCAGTGGCAAGTGGTACTACCTGGATCAGACCGGTCGCATGGCAACAGAACCAGTAGTCCTAACTCCTGATCAGGACGGCGTTCTCCATTATCCGGGTCTTGCAAAATAA